GTCTATGGGTGCAGCCGCGTCAAGCCGGTGCGGGTGGGCAACGAATTGCTGTTCGTGCAGCGCGCCGGACGCAAGGTGCGGGCCATGGCCTACCGGGTCGAGAGCGATTCCTACGCCGCCCCGGACCTGACGCTGCTGTCCGAGCACATCATGCGCTCCGGCATCGTGGATATGGCCTGGGCCCAGGAGCCGTCGTCGGTGCTCTGGGTGGTGCTGGGCAACGGCGAGATGGGATCGCTGACGCTGGACCGCGAGGAAGGCGTGATGGCCTGGGCGCCGCACGACACCGACGGCCAGTACGAAACGGTGTGCGCGGTTCCGGGCGCCGAGGGCGACGCGGTATGGCTGGGCGTGCATCGCGTCGTCAACGGCGAGGATGTCCGGTACATCGAATACATGGACGCTGCGCTGCACACCCACAGCGGCGTTATCGCCTCCGACCAGTCAGGCGCTGAAACCTGGGCCGGCCTGGATCACCTGGAAGGCAAGACCGTGGAAGTGGTGGCCGACGGCGCGTACAAGGGGTCGCACGTGGTGGCCGGCGGCGAGATCACCATCGACCGGCCGGCCTTCCAGGTCGAGATCGGCCTGAAAGTGCGTCCCGTCATCGCGCTGCTGCGCCCCGAGCTGGCGACGCCCACCGGTACCGCCCAGGGCAGCCAGATGAGCACGCACGAGACCATGGTGCTGTTCCTGGACACGGTCGGTGCCTGGATCAACGGGGAGGAGGTGCCGTTTCGCCAGTTCGGCCCCGACATCCTCGACCAAGCCCCGCAGCCCTTCAGCGGCTTCAAGGGCATCGGCATGACGGGCTGGTACACGGGCGAATCGCCTATCACGATCACCCAGGAGCAGCCGATGCCGTTTCACGTGCTGTCCGTCATCCGGAAGTGGACGACCAATGGTTAGGGCCGGCACCTATGGCGATATCGACGCCCTGGTCGCGCTGGGCGAGGCTCTGCACCGGGAAAGCCCGCGCTTTGCCCGCCTGGCCTATAGCCCGGACCGGGTGGCGGCCGCGATCCGGGGCTTGCTCGACAGCCCGGACGGGCTGGTGCTGGTCGCCGAGCGCGCCGGCGCCGTCGTGGGCGGTGTGCTGGCGATGGTCGCGCCGCACTGGTCCAGCGATGACCGCGTGGCGCAGGAGGTATCCCTTTTCGTTGCGCCGGCCGCCCGCGGCGGCCTGGCCGCCACCCAGTTGATCTGCGGCCTGGTGGCGTGGGCCCGGGAGCAGGGCGCGGTGTACCTGCAGGTGGGGACCTCGACGGGCGTTCATGCCGAACGGACCGCGCAGCTTTACGAGCATCTGGGCTTTCGCCGGTGCGCAATCGGATTGGAGGTGGTGTATGGGGTTTGATCCGCTGACCATGATGGCGGTGTCCACGGTGGCGTCCGCCGGCGGCTCGATCTTGCAGGGCCAGCAGCAGCGGCGAGCGGCGAACGCCCAGGCCGCCGAGCTTGACATGCAGGCCGCCCAGGAGCGTGACGCCGCCATGGCGCAGGCCGAGAAGATCCGCCGCGCGGGCCGGTACCAGACCGCCGAGGCGGATGCCGGGTATGCCGCCTCGGGGGTGTCGGTCGATACCGGAACGCCTGTGGAGGTGGGCCGCGCCATCCGCCGCAACGCCGAGGAGGACGCTTACAACACCATCCTGACCGGCGAGCGCCGGGGCCGGTCGCTGAATACCCAGGCTGAACAGGCCCGCCGCGCCGGGCGCAACGCCGCCGCGGCCGGGATCGTGAACGCCGCCAGCAGTGTGCTGAGCAACGGCTACAGCTACAGCCGCTGGCGCACCGCGAACCAGCGCCCGCTGGCGCCGATCGAGG